TTGTGTATGGCGTAACAGATACAAAGAGAAGTTGATAGAAGAAGGCAAGACTTCAGATGATGAGTTAAAGATTATTCCAGATGCAAAGGTCTTTGTTCAGAAGCAGCGTAATGCACAATGGGAAGGTTCATTCAACTTTTGGTTTGACCAAAAAGGTTTACGATATAATGAGAGTCCACCAAGATGACCATAAATGAATTTATCAAGCAATGTAAAAAACTATTTGGGGATGATATAGAATACAAAGCAACTTCTAAAGACGGACAAGTATTTAAAACGAAAGGATGGAGAGATGATAAAGTGGGCATTAACCAAAGACAACTTACCTCAGCTTATAGAGAAGTTAAAAAATCTTGACTTTACTAAACGCTGGCGTGTAACAGTAACAGACGCTAAACTAAACCGTAGCCTAGAACAAAACGAAAGATTATGGGAATTGTATACAAGCATAGGTCAGCATCTTGGTATTGAAAAAGACAAAATACATGAGCTTATGGGATATAAGTTTTTACGATACCAAACAGAAATTGCAGGTATGCCTGTAGAACTTATAAAATCAAGCACTAAACTAACCACAAGTGAAATGACAGAATACCAACAACAGATAGAGGTATGGGGTCAGACTATGGGCTGGGGTTGGGATTATTAGTGAACTATCGTAATTCTAAATTACTTAAACTAGCAGATGGTGCACCATGTATGATGTGTTCTATGCAAGACGGAACTGTAGTATCTGCACACTCTAACCAATTACGTGATGGCAAAGGAACAGGTATCAAAGGACATGATTACCGTATAGCTTTCTTATGTCACCAATGCCACCACATGATAGATAATGATAAGATGTTAGATAAGCATGATAGAATAGCAGCATGGGAAGAAGCACACCGTAAAACTATAGGTTGGTTATTTACTAACGGACATTTGGAGGTAAAGTAATGGGTAAAGGTTCTGGAAGAAGACCATTGTTAATTTCTGAACAAGAAGCACAAGACAATTGGGACAAAATATTCAAAAAGGAAAAGAATAGTCCTGACATATCACCACATGCTTATGAATACGAACTTAATAAAAGTACAGGTTCTGTAGAAAAAAGATTTACAGACGGAACATCTAAACCTAACGAAAGTCAATTTGATGGCAACTAGCCCAACGCAGTTAAGTCTTAAAAAATTACGAGAAGAAGGATACACGGTAGCAGTAGTAGAACATTGGAATAGTTTTGCAAGGATAAGACAGGACTTGTTTGGCTTTATAGATTTACTAGCTTTAAAAGGTAAGGAAGTATTAGCGGTACAAACAACCACAGCAGGTAATATGTCAGCTAGAGTAAAGAAGATAGGTGACCATGAAAACGTAGGATATGTTCGTGAAGCTGGTTGGACTATTCATGTGCATGGTTGGCATCAAGACGATAAGAAAAAGTGGCATTGTAAAATTAAGGATGTATCGTGAATACCAGAGATAAAATACTAGCTTACCTTACAGAGCCTAAAGCTATAAAAGATATAGCAGCACATGTAGATGGCAATTACAATACTATTAAAAACTTACTTGTCACCATGAAGATGGAAGGTCATATACACGCATTCAAAGATAAAGATAATAGACTTATGCACTATTACATTCCACAGCCACATCCACTACAAGGTATATTTGGACACACAGCAAACTTCACAGAAGACCAGATAAAAGGTGTTATCAGTCATAATGCAGATGATGCTAAACATAACCTTCAACAAAGAACTACACAAGAAACATTTGGGCAAAGCGTAGCATATACGCTAACACAATATGATTAGTATGGAACGCTTATTGTCCATCCTAGAAGATTGGGCTTTATGGATGAAGACGGATAATCACCGTTTAAATTATCCATCTAAAAGCATAGGCATGTCATCCGGTGGTGAGTCAACTTCAGAAGCGTTTGAAGAGATGTGTTCTGCCCAGGATATGTCTAATGTACGTACAATACACGCTATCATACATAGCTTACCTAAAGAACAACAAGACGCTGTATACGCTAGATACCTAGACGCTAAGAAGCCATTAGCTTACGAATGGAACATGGATATGGCGTATGATAACCTACTTACTATGGCAGGAAGAAGAATAAACGCATAATGTTGTTGAACAGATATAGTAAAGTATGCTATAATACTACTTGTTGGACAACTCCTGTCCGTTAATAACGTAATCCCACAAAAGCCTGACTGCACTCTCTCCGTGGTTGGGCTTTTTCTTTTTATGAAACTATCTATTTGCGAACAATGCGGTGAACCTTTTGACTTCACCGAGTATAGCCTGTGTAATGATTGCAGATATGACCACCGATTTATTAAGTTAAGGAAAAGCTATGAAGAAACCAACAACGAAAAAAGGCAAGATGGCGAAAGTCAGCAAAGTCATGAAGGAATTTAAAGCAGGTACTTTAAATACTGGCTCTAAAAAAGGTCCAGTTGTTAAAAATCCTAAACAAGCTATAGCAATCGCTTTATCACAAGCTGGTATGTCTAAAAAGAAAGGTAAATAATTATGCCAATGGTAAAAACAAAAACTGGAATGAAAGCTTTTCCTTATACTTCAAAAGGTAAGATGGAAGCTAAAGAATACGCAAAGAAAACAGGCAGCAAAATGGCTGCTAAACCTATGAAAAAGGCAGCTAAACGTGGCAAATAAGCCAGGTCTATACGCTAACATTGCAGCCAAGAAAGCTAGAATTAAAGCTGGCTCAGGTGAGAAGATGCGTAAGGTAGGAAGTAAAGGTGCACCTACTGCTATGGCATTTAAACAATCAGCAAAGACAGCTAAGAAAAAGAAATGATTAAGAAGGGTAAAGAAACATTCTCTGGTTATAATAAACCTAAGAGAACGCCTAATCATCCTACTAAGTCACATGCAGTATTGGCTAAAGATGGTAACCAAGAAAAACTTATACGCTTTGGACAAAAAGGCGTAAGTGGTGACAAAACAAATACAGATAGAGCAAAGTCTTTTAAAGCAAGACACGCTAAAAACATTGCTAAAGGAAAAATGAGTGCCGCTTTTTGGGCAAACAAAGTAAAGTGGTAAAACTAGATATATATGTAGGATATGATGGCAAGGTAGAACCAATTGCTTATCATAACTTTTGCCAGTCAGTTATAGAAAAGTCATCTATACCGGTAAGTTTTACACCTTTAGCACTAAACACTTTAAAAGACTACAAAGAAACACATAAAGACGGTAGTAACGCATTTATCTACTCACGCTTTCTAGTGCCATATCTAAATAACTTTAAAGGTGTCGCACTATTCGTAGATGGCGATATGATATGCAGAACAGATATAGCAGAGATACTAGCTAACTTTGATACAGATGAAGCGGTCAAAGTCGTAAAGCACAGTTATAAAACAAAGCATCCTGTTAAGTATTTAGGTGCAAAGAACGAAGACTATCCTAAAAAGAATTGGTCAAGCGTTATGTTATGGAACTGTGGACATTGGCTCAACAAACAATTAACACCTAAGTTTGTACAAGAACAAACAGGCAAATACCTACACAGGTTTGAATGGCTCAAGTATCCAGAAGAACAAGTAGGTAAGCTAGACGAAACATGGAACTGGCTAGAAACAGAATACGAATACAACCCAGATGCTAAGTTAGTGCATCACACATTAGGCACACCATGCTTTAAAGACTATCAGAATACAGACTATAGTCAAGAATGGTGGGAAACATACCAAAGAATGATATATCCTCTTAAAGGAAAGAACAGGGAAAGCGAACTATGAACTTCTTAGACTACTTAACAAATGCTATGACAGGCGGTCAACCAACTCAACAGGAGTTAATGGTACGCAAGATGGCAGAAGACGAAGCTAAAAAGCAAGCACTTCAAGGTCTATTGTCACAACAATCTGGACCAATGCCAGAGCCTATGAGAATGACACCAGAGATGATTAATGAAATGAGACGCAATATGACACCACCTATTTCAGGTCAAGGTCAAATGGCAAACCAATACAGACAAAATCTATTTAATCCTGGTATGACTATGCAACAAAACTATATGGACCCAAGACTAATTGAACAAATGTACTATAGAGGCTTACTAAGCAAATAAACATAGAGGGCAACCAACCTAAGGGAGTTGCAAAACAATGGAAAACAACGAAAACTTTGAAAAAGTAGAAGATTTATCAAAAACAGATAATCGTGGTGGTAAAAGAGAAGGCTCAGGTAGAAAAGCTGGAGTTCCTAATAAGTTATCATCTACAGTAAAAGAAAACGTCATAGCTGTATTTGATGGCATAGGCGGTGTAGAACACATGAAGCAATGGGCTATAGATAACCCTAATAACTTCTATAACATATACGCTAAGATACTACCTACACAAACTGAATTAAGTGGACCAGATGGTTCAGAACTACCATTAGGAATTGGAATTACTTTTGTCAAGCCAGACGATAGCCAAGTTTCCGAGTAAGCTAGACTTCTTATTTGAGCCACACCGTTACAAAGTAGCATACGGTGGTAGAGGTTCAGGTAAGTCATGGTCTATGGCTAGAGCATTGCTTATAAAAGCAGCCAATGAGCCAACACGTGTCTTATGTGCACGTGAAATACAAAAGTCTATCAAGCAATCAGTACATACATTACTTAATGACCAAATACAATCTTTAGGTCTAGGAGCTTTCTATGAAGTTCTTGAAGCTGAGATTAGAGGTCTTAACGGTAGTACATTTAGCTTTACTGGTCTTGCTACAAATACTGTTGAGTCTATAAAGTCTTTTGAAGGTTGTGATGTTGTATGGGTAGAGGAAGCTCAGACGGTTAGTAAGAAGTCATGGGATATTCTTATCCCTACAATACGTAAACCTAATTCAGAGATATGGGTATCATTTAACCCTAACATAGATACAGACGATACATATACAAGGTTCGTGGTTAATCCACCAGAGAATGCTAAGGTTGTTAAAGTAAACTATACTGACAATCCTTGGTTCCCTGAAGTATTAGAGATAGAACGTCAACATAGCGAGAAGACTAACCCAGACTATGCAAACATCTGGGAAGGTGATTGTAAAGCAGCAGTAGACGGTGCTATATACTCTAACGAGATACGTGAAGCACAAGAAGGTAACCGTATAACAACTGTACCTTATGACCCTATGATGAAGGTTCATGTAGTCATGGACTTAGGATGGAACGACAGCATGTCAGTTATCCTCTGCCAAAAAGGTATATCAGACTTACGCATCATTGGTTATATAGAAGATGACCACAGAACATTAGATAGTTATTCTGCACAACTTAAGAACTTATCCTATAACTGGGGTACAATGTTCTTACCACATGACGGACAGTCTAAAGACTTTAAGCATGGTATATCAGCAGAAGATATTATGAAGAAGTTAGGATGGGATATACGTATCGTACCTAAAGCAGACATAGAGTCTGGTATTAAGTTAGCACGTATGAACTTCCACCGTATATACTTTGATAAGTCAGCACAAAGACTTGTTGAATGTTTAAAGAATTATCGCAGAAGTATAAACTCTGCAACTAACGAACCTGGTGCGCCACTACATGATGAATACAGCCATGGAGCAGATGCGTTCAGATATTTATGTACCTCTATTGAGTCTATGAAGAACGAGTCATGGAGCAAAGAGAAAATACAATATACAAATAGAGGAATTGTTTGATGAATATAGAAGACATGGAAATAATTGCACAGATAGAGGCGCAAGAGAATATAGCCTATGGTGTAAATGATAGTGCATTGTCTAATGATAGAGCAGAAGCGATTGACTACTACCTAGGACAACCATTCGGTAACGAAGAAGAAGGTCGTTCACAAGTTGTATCGTATGACGTTCAAGATACTATTGAGTCAGCATTACCACAATTACTTAAAGTCTTTGTAGCCGGTGACAAGGTTGTTCAGTTTGACCCTAAAGGTCCTGAAGACCAAGAAGCAGCAGAACAAGAAACAGATTATATTAACCATGTAGTGATGGAGCAAAACGAAGGCTTCAAGATATTCTACGTATGGTTTAAAGACGCATTACTATCTAAGAATGGATATGTAAAGGTTTACTCTGAAGAAGAGGAAGAAGTAGAAGAATACGAGTATAAAGGTCTTACAGATGCACAACTACAGATGTTGGCTTCAGATGAGAAGACAGAAGTATTAGAGCATACTGGTTACCCTGACCCATCTATTAATATGGATGCGTTATATCAACAAGCCATGATGAATGGTGTTGACCCAGCAACTATTGTTCCACCTATGTTACATGACGTTAAGCTCAAGGTTACAGAA